GCACCAGAGATGATGTTGTTACCATACATGAAAGAACCAGCAACTGGTTCTCTAATCCCATCGATATCGACAGGAGGAGCAGCAATGAATGCTACGATGAAGCAAGTGGCAGCGGCCAACAAGCATGGAATCATAAGAACTCCAAACCAACCAACATAAATGCGGTTGTTTGTACTTGTAACCCACTCACAAAACTCGCTCCAATTCGTTAGCAGACCTTGCTCTTTTCTTTGAAGAGTTGTCATTTGAATTAAGAGTGCGATGTGTGAACGGTATAATGAGGACTGATATCTCCGTTTAGTCCTGGTCAGGAGTAAAATATGCGGTTAAGGGTCGCCACCCACAGTATTATATATGAAGTTTTATAACTTGTCAATCCTTATTTGAAACCCACTTACCTTTTACATACTTTTTGACCTCACCTGGTCTTAGTTTATTACTTTCCTTTGCCTTATTAACAAACTCTTTATACTTAAGACTGTCCTTAGAATGACCTACCTTCTTCTTACCGTGTTGCATTCTATCTTTCTGATACTTATTCTCCGACTCATTCTCTTTCCTTTTCTTCTGCAATGAGGTGCGGTCGAAGGTATCATACTTCTCCCATAACCAAGGTTGAAACCTGGCCTGTTTGTCAAAGATTTGGGGGAGAAAATTCATGAGTCCTTGTGGAATGTATCCGATAGATATTTATACATTGTGGGTAGAGAAGCAGCGAATGACTTCCTCAATTCATAGTCCTCATTCCAGTCATCAACGATGCGTTGTGACACTGGTATAGGATAGTTAAAGTATCCGTAGTGTCTCCTGTTGATGTGATTCTTACCAGCACCTGCCATAATGTATACGATAGGGTGGAATTGCTCAGGGTTGAATGCTTCATCACTTGTCATGTAATGACGTATGAATTCATGACTCCCAACCTTTTCATAGTCCATCTCATCAGTCTGTGACCTCCAGAATGGAGTGTCCTTACGTGAGGAGTAATAGTAGTGTGCTTCAACAAACTCTTTCCAACCATCAAAGTGCTCGGCAAGATTCCAATTGAAGTTATCTCTTTCAAACTGACCGAAGTCAGGGACTGTGGCGAGAGTATCAACCAACTGTAAGATACCATGATGAGTATTGAATAAAGAAGTAGACTCTAATGGTTCTACAAACCCATATGATAACCCTATTTTAACACAGTTTCCTACCCAAGCTTCCTCGAAGCGACCAGTTCTAAAATTGACCACTCGACCGTCACCAAATTCTTTCTTAGCATCCTCTTCAGTCTGATGCTTAGATGAGAATACATATCCTGTGCTAATAAAATCCCATGTAGGAATTCTCCACTGCCAACCAGAGGATAGTCCCTTAGCATGAGTGTAGCAGTGCATCTGCTCATCTTTATTAGTATACTCTTCCCTTCTGACGATAGCAGTGTCTACGTTAAGAGTATCAATAGGTTGCCAACTGCTCTGACTACCACCTAGTGTAGATGCTTGCCCAGTACAGTCGATATAGAGATCTGCGTCAACCTGCGGGTCCCGCAAGTCAGTCTCTCCTCTCGCCACAGTGACATATTGTATTCTTTTTCCTTCGTAACGTACTGACTTAACTTTAGAATCAATGACTCTAACATTCTTACAGTAAGTTTTTCTAAGAAATTCAGAGAATTTGGTTGCGTCGATGTGGAAACTACGGTCCTTTTTGAGGTCATAAGGTTTCAACTTTGGATTATTAAGTGGCATCTTACCTTCTGCTGCCACTGTCATGAATGGCATGAAGACATCAATAAATGGAGGGGGATTCATACCGAATGCATCAGCGAGCATCCATTGATAGTATGAGGTACCCTTAGGTAACTCTTGTGCGTTACCATAATAAAATGAGTGACCCACAGCAGCAAAGTCTTCAAACTTTGAACCTGCTTTAAAGGTAGCACGTGCTTCCCTAAGGAATGTTTCATCATCAATACCCATGTACTTAAGGTACTGATTAATATGTGGAGTGGTACTTTCTCCCACTCCAATAGGTTCATCACCAGCAATGACAGTGATATCCCAGTCAGGAAATGTATGTGCGAGTGCTGCTGCACTCATCCAACCTGCTGAACCACCGCCTGCAATTACAATTTTCATAGTGTGTGTCGTTGCTTCCAAATTTCTGTCACCCTAGACGCTGCTAGTGCTAGATAATCACCGTTAAAATCTTTTAGTTTCTCTTCAAGAGGATCCTCTTCTGTAGGGATGTAACCTTCAAATTCATTTCCAGTTACAAAGTCATGGCAGAATTCATATGTTGACCGTTGAATGGGGATACCATTCTTCATGCAACACAACAAACATAGTTGACGCTCATGCATTTTACCGTCATCTAATCTGAATTCTTCAATCATACCTTAACCCAGTGCTCCTTCATGTCGTCTTTGATGTCCTTATGATAACCATCCTCTGTCCTAATGTCAAATGCTACTGTGACTCTATCTCCACTGTCTACTTCATCAGTAAAGTGAGGTAACCATGAAGGGAATAGTGTCAGTTTGCCTGGTGCATTGGCAGATGCATAGGGGTCACCACCATAAGGGTTCTGATAATATGTATTCGTTTCCTTAACCTGTACACAAAGATGCCCACTAAGATAACACCAAGGGTCTCTTCCGTGAGCATGCATTGCCATCTTTTCACCTCCCCTCATCACGTTAGCCCATGCTTGAGCATAGATGGGAGTAGGAGGGAGATCAAACTGTGATATAAATTGGTCGTGAGTTATAGAGATAAACCTTTTTAAAGGTTGTGATACTTCCCACTTGAGTAAGTTGTACTTATTAGACCTAGATGTAAGGGAGTTAGGTCCCAATTTAGTACCCCAATCGTCCTCAAAGACAGGGAATTTCTCAAGTATCTTTCTCTCTTGCCATAGAATTTCATTGAGTAGTCTACCCACTCCGAAATCTACTTCTGTTTCACAAATATAATACTCCCACCTTGGTGCGAAGAAAGTATAAGTCTCTCCGCTAGTGAACCTAATTAACTGCATCAACCAAAGGTTATACCAACTGCTACCAGTATACCAAATTCTAGTAGACCATGCAAGTGGTGTGGTACTGTTATTAATAATTGATCAGCATAGGTCATTGCAAAACTGCGAAGGAAATGTTAGTGAATGCTGTGGCTGCTAGGATGCAACCGAAAACTATAAAAGGCATGGTTAAGTTGGGGAGGGTGCGTATGCTGGTTGTAATTCTTGTTGTCGGATTCTAATTCCTTTTCCACCGTTTGTGTCGTCATCATCATCATCACTCAGTGCTCTCATGATTATCTCAAATACGACTAATGCAGCCATCGGGTAGAAGCACCACAAGATAGCTGCAATAGGGGATATTGAATTAGTCTCGACTAAAAAGTCGGACATGTTTAGAAATGTTACGAGTAAGTATTTATACTTTAGGTAATTTAACTAAAGTAGCTGAGCTTTGTATAGACTGCTATTCCAATCCAGAAGAGAACCATAGTTGCTCTTCCGTTTGCTCTGATGAATAGGTCAAGTGTTCCTTGATTTCCCATTAGAAAATACCTGGAATGATTTGACCTGTTGTGACGTATGCACCGACTGCTGCAACGAATCCAATCATCGCTGCCCAACCGTTAAACTTTTCTGCTTCTGGTGTCATTTGTTTTCTCCTTTTTAGATTTAGGGTTAAAAGTTCCTCATAAGAGGGGTGTAAAGACCTTGTATATTAAACAATGCCTGGTATAATCCATCCAAAGATGGCATAGTTATGGATTGCTGCAAACAAACCAATCATCGCTAGGCGACCATTGAGTAACTCTGCATTCTGCCAATAACCTTCATAGTTTTCAACGTATTCCATCTGAGGCTCGGAAGCAAAGATGTTTTGCTTGCCGTACTCAGTAACGGTATTACGTCTTGCTACTGATTGAGTCATGAATAACCTTTGATTAAGTTATGTTACATAGTATATAGTAATGTAACATACTCTGTCAAGCCCCTATGGTGCGGGTACCCCTATAGTCTTAAGAAAACCTTATGACATCCTTAAGAAAATGTAATGACATCATCAGCAGCACCACCTTGAAGACCTCCACCGAAGGTTACAGGCACAGTATCAGCAGCACCAACAGCATCATCGAGGTTAAAGTTAATGTCCACATTTTCATTACCTAGTGTAAGAGTAGTCTCATCAAGATTAAAAGTAGTATCACTACCAACTGTGACATTACTATGATTCTTGTGTGCAGGTAGTCCCTCTGCAATAGTCTGAAGTCCCTGATAGTGTCTCCATAGTTCACTAAGGGTGCTTCTATCGAAATCTTTTGTATCAATTGCCTCATGGAGGGCAACCTTCACAGCATCTACTGCTGTATCAAATTTAGAGTGTAGTCCGCAAGTCATTTGTTTCTCCGTAGTGTGTTTAAGTGTTCGATAATGTCATCTCGAATCCACATCAACTCATTATAGCACTTTTGGTTGTGAGCACAAGAGCGTAGTGAATCATCAGGTTTATGGACAGACTCAAGCATAATGTCGAGTGCTCTATTCCATAATTCATCTTGAGGTTCTTTGGGGATTGCCCCTTGGTCTTTCATAGCTAATCG